CATCATAAACTTGTTTGTTACGATAACGCATCATAACATCACGGAGATATTGTTCCGCCTTTACCTTAGGAAGATTACCAACATCAATATAAAAAATACGACGTTCTGGTGCTCTTGATAATCTGTAAATTACTAGAGAATCCTCAATCATTCTAAGTTGATTGAGTGCCTTGATTGCTTTATGAAGATATGAAAGAACTGTTCCTTTATTTCTATCTACAAGACCTGAAGTACAGTAGGTAATTGCATCTTTCGCAATCTTAGTTCCTTTACCACCACTACCACTTGATAAGTTATTAGTTGGATATTGTGGTTTTGGTGTATAAACAAAATACTCTTCAATCTCTGGAGCAATTCCATTTTTGGATTCATTACGACCCGGAATATTTGGTCCAATAGCATTTTTATCTTTCTTCTTTTCCTGTCTCACAAACCTCATTTTCATGGGGTCAATATATCTCAGTTCCTTAATACCTTCCTGAGGTTTTTTGAGATCAATTACCTTATGATAATAAAGTCTTCCGTCAACATACCAATTTCTAAAAATTTCGTGAGATTTCTTATCAAAATCTAAAATTTCTTTGATATATTTAAATTCTTGTCTGATTGCTTTTTTTAATTTATCAGTTGCATTGAGATTTGAAAGTTCAATCTCAATTGGAGAATCGTAAAGATCACTGACGATTGCTTCATTTACAACGTCTTCTATTGCCCCATCCGCTTCAGGATGAAGTGACATTTCTCTATATCTTCTGATTAAGTCAAATTCTGTTCTATATTGACCTTCAATATCTACATACGAACCATAAAATCCACTACTAATATAGTTATCAACCCCGTCCTCGTTATTTTCGGGGACGGGGGAAACTATAGTCTTGGATTTTTTCTCGTTATCCTCAATAGAAAAACCAAAAAGTTTTGCCATATTATAAACTTGCTTAGACTGTTATTTTACTATTTAGCTGATGCTTTCACCACCAGATTCTGGAGCATTACCTTTAATTGCTTCATAGAAATGAACCTGCATCTCAACAGTAAACTCCTGAATGGTATCAGTAGTCTCATAACTTAAGTCAATTGCGGAAATGTTGGTTGGGAACACATCCTTGAAAATATATCTTCTAAGGGTTCCACCATCACGATTCAATTGATTAACTTTTGCATCTACTTGATAAAGTGCTGGATCAGTTTCACCAGTAGCATTATCCAGTTTGTTGATGGTATTCATCCACTTTTCAAATGCAGATCTAATGGAGAATGAAGTATCATTGAGAACTGTGATTGTCCAGGTTTCAAATGTTCTGTCACCCGCAATCTTCAGGATTCTTCCTCTGAAAGGAATATCAATAGGTGCGATTGTAGAAGCAGGTAAATTTGCTGCCTTTACTAAAAACCTTGCATTATCAAGAACTTCATTTTCATCCTGAACTCCAACGATTGAGGGGAACGTAAGTTCCACCTCAAATAGATTAGGTCTTGCACCACCACCCTTTAACTTACTTTTGAAGTCGGTGATAGTTCTTAGTGGTAAAGTATTTACCTGTTGACGATTTGCCATTGTTTCTTATACCTCTAAATTAAACGTTACCGATTACTTCATCAAATGAAACACCAGTTCTGGTGGCAACAAACGTAAGACCGATGAAGTTGATTGATCTTGCGGGTTTAATAAAGATGTCTGCTACGAACTCATTATTATCTATAATGGCAGCAGTGTTATTCGTTTCGTCGCAAATAACAACGAAGTCGAAGATTCCTCTCTTTGCCTGGACATCACGAAGGAATGGTTCAACAATATTTACAAAGTTGGTTCTTGTAATTTCATCATTGAATTCGAAGAGTTGATCTTTAGCAGCAGAAGAAATTGCATCTTCAAGGAAGAGGAACAATCTACGAACATTAATACGATCAAATGCCGATGCTTTACCAAATCCAGTTTTGTCTCCGAAGAGAACAATACCAGCACCAGGTGAGAAGATTACTGGATTGACTCTATTCGAATAAAGTTTGTCTCTCTGTGTCTTGCTTGGATTATATGCAAGTTTGACTGCGTTCAGGATTGCCCCTCTATTAGTTCCTGCTGGTGAGAACCAGGGGAAATTATTTGCATCATTTCTTGCACAAAGTCCAGCAATGTCTCCATTCAAAGGAACATATCTGAAGGTATTTGCAAACCTATCAAACATATACTTATAACCACTATCAAAGACTGCATAAGTAGATGACGTGACAGGAGCAAAGAAACTGATTACATTTTCGGTAATAGTTTCTGCCGAATTGACGGTCACTGCTCTATCATCAGATGTGTCAGTGAGTGCCGCACCTCTGTAAGGTGAGATGAATGCCACTGCATCTTTTCTTGCTTCGGCAACTGCAATACACTTATTAGCAAGTGCTTGTGCTTGTTCTTTACCATACCCTGCAGATCCCATAAGAATGAAATCTACATCATACTGTTCAGTATTTTCAAATAAAGTATATCCAGATACTAATCCATCTAAACCAGAACTTAATGCTCCAGTACTCTCTAGACTAGTTCCTCCATCATAATTTGCTCCACCTGACATTTGGTTATTTGAATTTCCAATTGCGGCAAAGGTAATTCCTTCTGCATTTTGGTCCCAACCAACATCAGTTTCTAAATTAAAGGTTCCACTTGCAAATCCGGTAGTTACAATACCTGCTGGTGCAGATCCTGCAAAAACTAATTCAGATCCATTTACGATAAACTTTCTCCAATATGAAGGGGATCCAAGTGAAAATTCTGCATCTTTTGCTTTTGATAATCCAAGATGTTTTTCTAGAATTGTTCCACTGTTTCCAGTAACACCTCCATCTCCATCAACTATGACAACATGAACTTCATCAAATCTAGATCCTCTTGCTGCTGCATATTGGGAAGTTCCTGGACGATCTGATAAAGCATTCCACTTAACAGTAGTAGAAGAAGTCGTTGTTAAAGTTTGTTGATCAAACCAATCTTTTTCTGAACTGACTGAAGTAGATGCATATGATGTTGATTGACCTGCAGTATGAATTGCTACATTTCCAGTTGTAGAAAATGCATATGCTCCAGAAGGTTGATAGTCAACTTCTGTTACTGTTGATCCTGCTGAAACATGCTCAAGAACTTTTACTGAAATATTAGTTCCATCAACTTCTGTGACAACACCTTTTAAATGACCGGTAAGAAGTGAAGTTGTTCCTGCTCCAGCAACAACTGTGTTAGCAGGAATTGCTTGAGTAATTCCCATTCCAACAGCAACACTATTTGCTGCAGCTAAGGTGAGAATTTGATCTGCTCTACTATCAATAATACCAACTCTTAATCCATTTCCCCAAGAACCAGGATTTCTTGCTGCAACAACTATATTGGTAATTGGATTTTCATCATATCCAAGTTCCTCATAATGATCTAAACTCTTAATTTTGATGCTAGTAGCAGAACCAACTTTTGCATTTACGATGCTACTATCATCTGCTCTGACGACCTGTAGTGATCCACCATATGCTAAGTATGAAGAAGCAGTGAGCCAATGCTCATAGTGCTTATCTGTGTTATATGGTTGTCCGAAAGTATCTAAAAGATTCTTTTCGCTTCCGACTATTGTAGGTGAATCGACGGGACCTTGTGCGAAAGGTGCAACAATTGCACCAACACTGGAAGAAGTAGGATCAACCCTACCTACCGTCAAATCCACTTCCCTTACTACAATACCGGGAGATGCTAAATTTAGTGGCATCTTGTTTTTCCCTCGCAGCCAAATTTATCTAAAAATATTTATGAAAAGGGGTATTTTCAACGGGGAAACGGTGCGTGAATACTTACCAATCAGGGTATTCCCAAGTTAAATTACTCTTTCTGCCCTTTTTTACACGATTTATTGTACATCCTTTACATTCATATGAATATGCTGATGGAAGTGTGCCTCTATCTTTTCTTGTAAGATAAAAATCATCAAGTAAACTTTTAACCTTTCCACATACTCTACACTTACGTTCGAGAAATAGTAGATGTTCTAGTTCTACCTGATCATCAAAATCCATTACATGTAATCCCACATGTATGATCTGTCACCATATTCATCAGCATACCACCTGTCACCAGAATTATCTACAAAGGTTGTTTCATCATTAAATCCATCAGAAATAAATCCAAAAGGAGACATATCCTGTTCAATTTGATTTTTCTGTTCTTCATATATTCTTTTTCTTACATCATTTTCAGTCATTTCTTTAAAGTAATCTTGTGCCACTAACCAAGAGAATATTACAAGGCACATTGCCAGGTCATCATTGCAACCTTCTTCTGCTTCAAAAGAGTTGCCTTTTTGGGAAAATGTGGTTAGTTCTGATATAACTTCATAATCAGATGCTAATAGTTTATCATCTTCAATTAGTGTTTTTAGGTTGGAACATCCCAACTTCTTAACTGCTGCTGTTGTTCTAACACCAAGTTGAGACTTCTTTCCACTAAATCCCGATCCCACAACCTGTCCATTTCTTCCTCTCATCGCACACATGAGAATATTTTCATATTCTAAGTCATACTGAAGAATACTGGCAACCTGATCTCCAATATCATTAACTTCTATCAGTAACCAAGATTGATTATACCCCTTTGCTACATCTAAAATTATACTTGGAAACAACATTGGTTTTATTTCATTATTCCTATACTTTGCAACTACCTTGTACGGGAACTCTGTAATGTCAAAAACAATAAATGCCGAATAATCATTTCCTAATCCACGAGCAACATCAACAGTAATCAAATAATTATGTTCTTTGATTGGATTTTCATAAACATCGAGTCCAGCATTTCTTTGTATGGGATCTTCATATACAAGAGTTTTAAGTTTTGATGGATTGATAAGTGTATTGACAGATCCTAAGAACTCGCATTCAAACTCAACACGAAACTGTTCTTCAGAAGTGTTAGCAATTGTTTGTTCTTTCCAAACTACATCTCTACCAGGAACTTCTGACCAGTGAACCTCGGTAGGAATATATTCATTTTTACTTCTTTCCGCATCATGCCACATACGGTAGAAGTGATTCATACCATGTGGAGTGGATACAATGATTACTTTGGTGTTTTTACCAGAAGTAATAGTAGGATAAACAGAGGCAAAGAACGAGTCAGCGACATGATTCGGGACGAATGCGAATTCGTCGAGAAAGAGGATGTTAAACGACATACCTCGGACAGCACTTGCAGACGTAGAAGCTGCCAGTATCTTACTCCCATTTTCCAACTCCATTGAACCTTTGTTCCATGCAATAATACCCTGCTGCATCCATTTAGGCAAGTTTTCATATGCAGTTTGCAATCTATCAAGAAGTTCTCTCGCAGTAGCTGCTTTGTTTGCAAGAATGCCTATATTTGTACTATCATTAAATATTGCATAATGTAAAAGATATGATACGACAGTAGTAGATTTACCAGTCTGTCGTGGCATTTTACAAATATTAAATCTATTATTATGAAAATTATTAATTAACTTCTCTTGAAAGTCATATGGATGGAATTGTGTCAGACCTTCATCCAAGGAAACAATTTTGATATAATTATTAGCAAAATACACCGGATCTTCTTTACATCTGAGAAACTCAATGACTTGCTCCTCAGTGAATTGGATCGGTGTATTTGCTTTTTTTAAATTAGGATTACCAAGATAAACTTCACTCATAGATTAATCAGCAGTTCCATGCCCTCAAAGACTTATTAATTCTGCTGTCAGGATCGTTAGCAGTTTTGCTACTAGTTAGTTTCTTTTTCATTCCCTTCATTCTCGCACAAAAGCTCTTTCTACGAGGGTTCCCAACTTTCTTTGAAGGTCTCTTAAGATCGCTTCCTGGGTTCTCACGTTCATACGACTTCCTGCCTTTTTCATTTAATCCTCCAGATTGATTTTTACCAGACTTTTTTGTCCATGCTGCTCCTTCCTGAACTTCAGTTTCTTCGTTCTTGGGAACACAATTAGGAACCATTCTACCACCTTTTTTCTTCATGCCAACCTGCTTATGAGTATCCCAGCAAGGATCTTTTTTCTCTTCGAGTTCTGATCTCCAATCAGATTGTTCAAATCTGACTTTTGGTTTTAATTTTTTCTTTCCGTCAGCAGATGGAACAAATACTCCGGTTTCGGAAGACTTCATATCTACACTATCAACATCACCATCAACATCAGCATCAACTCTTCTTACTGCTTTTGCGGTAAGTTTCTTGATGTTACCTCCACCAATCTTGGATTCTTTTCCTTCGGATACTCCAGCTTTTCTGAGTCTTTTTGCTTGACTCTTATGCATTTCAACTGCCTTATCCAGTTCTTTGGCTATACCTTTTACACTTTCAGGATTCTTATGACTCTCCTCCACTTCAATCTCTTCTTTCTTTACGCAGTTATTATAGGTCTTACCAAACATCTTTTTGGTTCCTTTCTTTTCATATCCCTTCCAACACTTCTGTCCTTCATCAATCTGCTCTTGACCACCTTTGATTGGTTCTGGTTTGATAAGATCGATAAATTCATATTCTGTTGCCTCAAAATCATCTCTCCAATTAGAAAGTTCGTATGACTCTTTCTTAGTGCTATTGCCCCAGTTAGCAGCACCAACCTTACGACATTTTACCAGAGCACCCGAAGCATAAGCAGAAGGCCACACAGAATAACGAGACTTGACCTTATGATAACAAGCATCTTTCGTTCCACTACCTTTACCTTTCTTATCCTTTCCTTCAATAATCTCTACTTCTTCTTTTTTCATTTTCTTTTTGTCTGTAGAAACGTAAGTTGGTTTTGCAGCACCAGATTTTTGCTGTTGTCCTGGATCTGCTGCTTTCTTTCTTCTTGCTGCAGATTTTCTTTCTGCCTTTGTCATGCTTGCTCTTTTTGCAGAAGAGACACACTTTGGTGTACCTTCTCCAGGTTCATCACTTGCACAGGTTCCACCTGTTACAACATTGACCCATCCACCTTTACCATCTTTTGATTTGGATCCCTTAAACCATTTATGAAGGGTTCCTTCATTAGTCATATAATCTGCAGCGGTATCAATGTAGTCTGCAGATTTGGTAATTTTTGATTGAACCCATGCCTTGAGTTCACCCTCACCTTTTTTGCCCATCTTCTTTTCAAGACGAGAGGCAGCATTTTTAATAGTTTTGAGTTGAGAACGAGCCATGGAATATTCATGATCTTTCTTTTCCTCACTCATTCCTCCACCGTTGGATCCACCATTGCCACTCCCATTCCCATTGCCACCATTCCCAGAACCATTGCCATTACCATTACCATTTCCATTACCGTTTGTAGGTTTACCAATGCCAGTTTCTTCTGGTTCTCTTCCACCACCAGAAAATCTAGCGGTCATCTTCAAACCCTGCGGAATGGGTTTACATACTTTATCAGTATAGCAGTAATAGTATCCTTTCTTGCACTTTTTCATTAATAAAAAAGTAAATTACTCTTTATTATTTAGAAAACCTTGCTTTAGCATTTTTTGAAGTTCTGAAGTAGAACCTACAAACACTGCGTTGTTAGTGACATTGTTTGTAGTTTTCTTTGCTTCATCTTCAACATCTTTAAGTTTCTTTTGTAAATCAATCAGTTTATCAGTTGTGTCGGCAACACTCTTAATCAACTGTCCTGCGACCTCGTATGCCCTTGGACTGCCTCCTTCACCTGCTACCTCCATAATGCCGTTAATTGCCTCCTGTCCCTTTTCTATAAGGGAATAAAGGTTGGCACGACTATAAGTATAATCTTTCTCTATATCATCATCTTTAGATTTAACAATCTT